GGGGTGTGAAAAGTGGTATGCCCCACATACTCCACCTGTGGTGGAGTATTGGCGGGGGTGTGAAAAGTGCTATGCCGCTAATACTCCACCTGTGGTGGAGTCGTTAGGAGAACCCCATGAGTGAAATTCGTATCAAACTGCAAGACCACCTGCGCGACCAGTGGACTGCCGCTGCCACTTTGCGCGGCCTATCGCTAACCAGTTTCATCATTGCTACCGTTAGCGAAGTCCTGCTAAGCAAGGGCGAGATAACTGCTGCGCTACGCTACACGCCTCATCCCATCCCTAACTCTGACGCCCCGGCGTCTACACCCAAACCCGAGCCAGCACCCTTGTTCCCGGTTAAACACGCTCCAGTGGGAGGGATGACGGGAGCCCAAAGCGCGGCAGCCCTCGCCGAGTGGGGCGGTGACGACGACGATGAGTAGCTTAACCAGTTGAGCTAATCCCTTGCGTCTTGCGTCTTGCGTCTTGCGTCTTGGGAACTGTCATCTAGGAACTATCACTACTGTCATAAAAAAATCGGGCGCAAAAATGGGGAGCCCGCAAGGGCTCCCCTAGTTGATTAGGCTTAATCTTCGGCGAAAGCGTCCGGATTTGCCGCGACAATCTTGGCTATCTCCCGAAAGCATGACAGCGCCGCACTGCATAGTGTTTCGTCGCCCTTGGCGACAATGCGCGCAAGCTTAACGGCGCACGCAGCAATTTCACTAGGGCTTGCTTCGCGCATAGTGCCATTATCGTTTTGAGGCGCGGCGCGGTCCGAGCCGGTTTTACCAGAGGCGACCTTAGCCAACGCGCTTGTGCTCTTGGCAGAGGCATTGCGCAGTGCATCGGCATATTCGCCCGCGCCACCCGATACTTCAAGTTTGCCTTCGACAATCGCGGCGTTCATGCCTTCTGACACTAGAGCACATGCAGCTGGAAAAGCTTTGATCGTTGCCAAAGCCCAAACTGCCTTAGCTCCCGGTGATTGATCGCCTGTTACGCCGAACATGGCGGGCAGTACGATTGCGCGGAAAGCCGTTTGCTTGCTTCTATTGGCTTTCCCGTCATCAAGCTTGAACCCTGCCAGATAAGACGCGATACTCTCTGTGCAATGTTCAATAACCTGCCCGGCCCTATCTGTAACGTCGAATGTCATTGGCATATCAAGCAAGCCATTAGTGCACAGTGCAGCAATTGATTGGTCTAATGCTGTGGCCCTATTACTGTTGGCTTCGCTGACCTTATTGCCCGCATCGGCAGCCATTGCGCCCGCTTCCCTAAGCATTGCTAGCGCATTGTCGATTGCTGTGGCGCTCTTGGTTGTCTTGGTCATTGTGCTTACTCCAAAGCATGCAAGGCACCATGCCTTGCCTTAATGGTATGGGCTCCCAAATGGACAATGTCAAGTCGCCCTATCTTAACCGGTTAAGGTAATCGCGCGGGAAGCTGTGGATAAGTAATGCCGCCCCGCGCGACCGTACCGGGGCGGTACCCCCCAAGAGAGAAGATGACTCCCGCGAATCTATATACATATCATTCTGCACACCCCCCCACTTCATTTTGAAAATCATACCCCCCACCCCCTATGTTTTTCCCCCGCGCCGACCCCCTACCCCCCGTATATAGAGTGACTCCCCGTCAGGAGTCCCGGACCTCCCCCTTTACTCCTATGGTGCTATTCTGTTACTCACATCTCTCTGCTTCCCCCAAACCGGATGCTGCACATGCCTGTTATTAAGATAGAGCCTACTGATGAGTACCCGGTGCCATACAGCACTGACGAGCAGAAGGCGCAGACCTTCCTAGATGAAGTGTCGATAACGGCGACTACTGCGGACTTGCTCAGGGAACTCGGCGCACCACTTGAGGCTACCAAGGAAGACTTGGAGCGCGAGGCCGCGCTAGTCGATGACGCCATACGCAATCAGAAAGTATCCCCTCTGCGTACGCAGGTAGCAGCAACTGCAGCTAGTGCGTTTCTCAGAGAGTATGGGCGCAACTTGGCTATCGACGTAGCGCAAGCGCGCATGGCTATTACCCACAAGCTTATGGAAATCGCTAACTGCGGTGAGACTAAGTACGAGCTAAAGGCTCTCGAACTACTTGGGAAGCATAGCGATATCGGGATATTTACCGACCGTAGTGAGATTACAGTAAATTATAACAGCCCTGAAGCTTTGGAACGAGCAATTAAAGAGCGTGTCAAACGGCTTCTTAACGCAGACATCGTAGATATTACACCTCTAGGCATGGACCTCGACGAAGAGCTTGGGATTGCTGTAGTAGACGGAGAGTTCAGCGAAGTAAAAGAGGAAGAAGAGAGCGAAGAGGAAGAAGCGGGGGAGCTTGACGAGTGAACATCTCGCTCGAAGACATCCCCGGTATACTTCCCAAGCTGCCTATGTATGAGCAGGAACTGTTGCTGGCTGAGCTCGACAAACTGTCCGAACTCAAGGGGCAAAAGTTGGCTCAGGACCGGTTTATTGCCTTCGTTAAAGCGGTATGGCCAGCCTTTATTGCGGGAAGACACCATGCAAGGATGGCCGATGCGTTTGAGCGGGTGGCTCGCGGCGAGTGCAAAAGGCTTATTATTAATATGCCTCCTCGGCATACTAAGTCCGAGTTTGCCTCTTATCTGCTGCCTGCTTGGTTTCTGGGGAAGTTCCCTCATAAGAAAGTCATCCAGTGCTCCCACACTGCCGAGCTCGCAGTCGGGTTTGGCCGCAAAGTCCGTAACTTGGTCGATATGGACGCCTACAAGGCGATATTTCCTAATCTTGCATTGGCATCGGATTCCAAGGCTGCGGGGCGATGGAACACCAATAAACAGGGCGACTATTTCGCTATCGGTGTTGGGGGGGCCGTTACTGGTAAAGGCGCGGACGTCCTCATCATTGACGACCCGCATTCTGAGCAGGAAGCGGCGATTGCCGAAATAAACCCCGATATATACGACAAGACCTACGAGTGGTATACTTCCGGCCCGCGTCAGCGACTGCAGCCGGGGGGGTCTATAGTGGTCGTAATGACACGCTGGAGTAAGAGAGATTTAACCGGGCAAATCCTCAAAGACGCCGCTGCCAACAATAGTATTGGCGAATGGGAAGTAATTGAATTCCCCGCGATCTTACCAAGTGGTAACCCACTGTGGCCCGAGTTCTGGCCACTCGACGAGCTCGATAAGGTCAAGCGCGACGTCCCTAACTCCAAGTGGCAGGCGCAGTACCAGCAAAACCCGGTTTCCGAGAGTGCTGCCATAGTTAAACGGGAGTGGTGGCAGGAGTGGACCGAGGAAGACCCGCCAACCTGCGAGTTTATCTTGCAGTCATGGGATACTGCGTTCGAAAAGACGCAACGCGCCGACTATTCAGCCTGCACGACTTGGGGTGTATTCTATAAAATAGATGAGGCTGGTAACGAACAGGCAAACATAATACTCTTAAACGCCTTCCGCGACCGTATGGAGTTCCCTGAACTTAAGCGGGTGGCTGTCGAGGAGTACCGTGAATGGCAACCGGACAGCGTGATAATCGAGAAGAAGGCTTCCGGTGCACCTTTGATATACGAGATGCGCTCCATGGGTATTCCGGTACAGGAATTCACCCCGACCAGAGGGAACGACAAGATATCCCGCTTGAACGGTGTGGCAGACATATTTGCCAGTGGTCGGGTATGGGCACCTGCTACTCGGTGGGCCGAAGAGGTGATTGACGAAGTCGCCGACTTCCCTGCCGGTAGTAATGATGACTACGTGGATACCGTGAGCCAAGCGATGCACCGGTTCCGGCGCGGTGGTTACATCACCACTAATCTCGACGAGCCCGACGATATACAGTATTTTAAAAGCCGTAGACAACAGGGATACTACTAATGGCTATTGATAAGTCACTCAATCAGGCCCCGCTTGGCCTTGATGCAAGCTTTGCTGCCGGTGCCGTTCCGGGGGTCAATATGCCGGTGCCCGATGAAGAGGTCGAAATCGAGATCGAGATCGAACTGCCCGAGGACGCAGACCAAGACGAGCCCGAGGACGAGACCGAGGACGAGGAGTTCAACGAGAACTTGGCTGAAGTGCTGGAGGACAGCGAGCTCGCTGAACTTGCCGGGGACCTGCTGGGGGATTTTGACGACGACGTCTCCAGCCGTAAGGACTGGATACAGACATACGTCGACGGGCTTGAGCTCTTGGGGATGAATGTCGAGGACCGCGACGAGCCATGGCCCGGAGCTTGCGGGGTGTTTCATCCGCTGCTCGCCGAGAGTGTGGTCAAGTTCCAAGCCGAGACAATGATGGAGACGTTTCCGGCGCAGGGGCCGGTGCGTACTCAGATTATCGGTAAGGAGACTCCAGCCAAGCGCGATGCTGCTGCGCGCGTGCAGGACGACATGAACTACCAGTTGACCGAGCGTATGGTCGAGTACCGGCCAGAGCACGAGCGTATGCTGTGGGGGCTGGGGCTTGCGGGCAACGCTTTCAAAAAGGTCTACTTCGACCCTAGCCTAGACCGGCAGGTGTCGATGTATGTGTCCGCCGATGATGTCGTTGTACCTTACGGGGCGTCTAATCTTGAGACCGCCGAGCGGGTCACTCATGTGATGCGCAAGACCGAGAACGAGATGCGGCGCTTGCAGCGGGATGGCTTCTACCGCGATGTCGACCTACCAGAGCCTACGTTTCAGATGGACGAGATCGAGAAGAAAATAGCTGAGAAGCTGGGGTTCAAGGCTACTAACGACGACCGCTACAAGCTGCTGGAGATGCAGGTTGATCTAATCATTGAGGAAGACAAGTTCCGCGATGATGACGATGAGGGGGTGGCGCTCCCTTATATTATTACCATCGACAAGAGCTCGCAGGAAGTTTTGGCGATACGGCGCAATTGGCAGCCTGACGACAAGCTCAAGGCCAAGCGCAATCACTTTGTTCATTATGCTTATGTACCGGGGTTTGGGTTCTATGCGTTTGGCCTGATTCACCTGATCGGGGCTTTTGCCAAGTCAGGCACCAGCATTATTCGCCAGTTGGTAGACGCGGGCACGCTGAGCAACCTGCCCGGTGGCTTCAAGACCAAGGGTCTACGCGTCAAGGGTGACGATACGCCAATAGCCCCAGCTGAGTTCCGCGATGTCGATGTCGCTAGCGGTACTATGCGCGACAATATCATGCCGCTGCCTTATAAAGAGCCGAGTCAAGTTCTCTATCAGCTACTTCAGACCATCGTCGAGGAAGGTCGCCGGTTTGCCGGGATGGCCGACTTGCAGGTCTCGGATATGTCGGGGCAGGCTCCGGTGGGCACAACGCTGGCGATCCTTGAGCGTAGTCTCAAGATGATGAGCGCGGTACAGGCCCGTGTCCACTACGCGATGAAGCAGGAGTTCAAGCTCCTCAAGCATATTATCGCTGAGTATACGCCAGAGACGTATAGCTACGAGCCCGAAGAAGGTGACCGTAAGGCGAAGAAGAGCGACTACGATAACGTCGATGTACTGCCGGTCAGTGACCCTAATGCCGCGACCATGGCGCAAAAGATCGTCCAGTATCAGGCAGTCATTCAGTTGGCGCAGAGCGCGCCGCAGATTTACGACATGCCTTACCTGCATCGGCAGATGTTGGAAGTGTTGGGGATCAAGAACGCCGCCAAGCTGGTGCCACTCGAAGACGATGAAAACCGCAAACCGCGTGATCCGGTAAGTGAGAACATGGACATGCTCAACGGCAAGCCGGTCAAGGCCTTTATCTACCAAGACCACGAGGCGCATATCGTGGTGCATACGTCGATGGCGCAGGACCCCAAGGTCCAGCAGATGGTCGGGCAGAGCCCTAACGCCCAGTCAATTATGGCTGCCGGGGCCGCGCACCTGCAAGAACATCTGGCTTTCGCCTACCGCAAACAGATCGAAGAGATGGCAGGTGTACCGCTACCGCCACCCGGTTCGGACATGGACGAGGACACCGAGTTGCAGGTGTCGCGCTTGGCCGCAATGGCGGCGCAGAAGCTCCTCCAGAAGGATCAATCCGAAGCGGCGCAGCAGCAAGCCCAGCAAGCCCAACAGGACCCCATCGTCCAGATGCAGATGAAGGAGCTTGAGATCAAGGCCAAGGAGGTTGAGCTCAAGGAGAAGAAGCTCATGATCGACGCCGCCGAGAAGAACGACAAGATCGAGCTCGAACAGTCTCGCATCGCTGCCCAAAAGGAAATTGCAGGTCTGCAGGTCGGGGCCAAGATTGCCACCGACAAGGTTAACCTTTCGGCCAAGCAGCAGGAAGCGGGTCTTCGCATCGGCGTCGAGATCGCCCGTGAGGCTATGCAAAGTGAGCAGACACCTGCAGCGCCTAACGGAGGGCCAGCTAATGAAGAGGGAGGACAATGAGCACTATATTCCAAGAACTCGCAGCCAAGCTGGATGAGTCTTGTCAAGACATCGAGAAAGACTTGGCCCTTGGCAAAGTAAATGACTTCGGGGACTACAAGTTCGCGTGTGGACGCTACCGAGGTCTACTTACTGCAAAGAACATTATTATCGAGATGGCAAATAGCATGGAGGACGACGATGACTAGCGTAGGAATAGTGGGCGTAGGGGGAGCCGGTTTGGTAGATATCGGTGGGGCACCTATTGTTAAGCACGCTAAAGAACCCGAAGTTCCCGTTGAAGACCGCGCCAAGCAACTTCCCGACCCATCGGGTTATCGCCTGCTGTGCGCCATCCCAGAAGTAGAGGCCAAGACCGATGGAGGTCTGCTCAAGGCTGATGTTACTATTGAGCGCGAAGAACTTCTAACAACCGTGCTGTTTGTAGCCAAAATAGGACCTGATGCCTACAAGGATACCAAGCGGTT